TATGAAGTTAAGGCAGCGAATTATTCAAAAAATACAAATACACTTACTGGATTTAAACTTGGTGGAACTGTGCCATTAGGAGATATGGTTACTAAAGCAGTTGAAATGAAAAATCAAATGGGATTAAAAACTCAAGGTAAAGGTCAAAACGAAGTTAACACTACACAAATAGATGCAATACGAAAGAAATTTCCAGCTGATTGGAAGAAAATAGAACTTCAATACGGAAGAGCTGCTGCTAAATATTTTGGAAACACACCAGTTATTTTTATAAACAATAATGGAGCTAATGGTAAATTAACTGCTGAAGGCGGTGAGATTGTTACTATTAAAAAAGTTGGATTTGATGATATTCAAATACACACTATAACACAAGGTACAATAAAGCCTAGAGTTAAAGTCTAATGATTAATTTTAAAGAATTTATAACCGAACAAAAAAATACTCATATGACTCATATTGAGGATAAGGTTCTTTATGGCGGAGTTAATGGAACAAGGCAAGCAATACTTGCATTAAGATCTTTACGAGATATGGTTGCAGGAGTTAAAGATGGAAACGTGTCTGTTAAATGGGATGGAGCTCCAGCAGTTTTTGCTGGTACTGATCCACGTGATGGCAAATTCTTTGTAGCAAAAAAAGGAATATTTAATAAATCTCCAAAAGTATACAAAACTGATTCTGATATCGACAATGATACATCTGGCGATCTTAATCTAAAATTAAAAGCTGCTCTTAAATATCTTCCTAAAATAGGAATTAACGGTGTTATACAAGGTGATTTTTTATTTGGGCCAGGAGATTTAAAAACTAAAAAAATAAAAGGAAAGACATATTTAACTTTTCATCCTAACACAATTATGTATGCTATACCCTCTGGAACTGAAGCTGCAAAGAAAGCAAAGTCTGCAAAGATAGGAATAGTCTGGCATACTACTTATACAGGTAAAGATTTTGAAAGTATGAAAGCTTCTTATGGTGTTAATATATCAAATTTTAAATCTGGTGATGTTTGGTCGCAAGACGCTATGTTAAGAGATATGACTAACTTTACGATGTCAAAGAAAGATACGGAGGAAGTTAATGCCCATCTTAGTAATTGCGGCAGAATATTTAATAAGATATCTGGCAGTACACTACGACAACTCGAGAATGATAGAAAGATTGCTGAAACTATTGAAACATTTAATAATACTTTTGTACGAAAAGGTGAAGTCATTGGTAACACCAAAGCCCACGTTGAAAAGCTTATACGATACATACAACAAAAGTTTCAGAAAGAGATAGATAAAAGAAAAACAGAAAAAGGTAAAGCTGTTCAACAAAAAAAATTAAATGAATTTTTAAAATTCTTTTCACCACAAAATAAAATAAGTTTAGAAATGATGTTCGAATTACAAAAATCTATTGTTTTAGCAAAATTAAAAATTATAAATATACTTAATAGACTGAATAGCACGCAGACCTTTCTTAAGACTAGCGATGGGTATAAGGTAACTGGTCAAGAAGGGTATGTTGCTATTGATAAACTTGGTGGTGATGCAGTGAAAATTGTTGACCGTATGGAGTTTTCATACGCTAACTTTTCACCAGAAATTATAAAAGGATGGGACAAGCCGGGGAGGAACTAATGGCACCATTAGACTTTAAACATTTTACGTCTGTAGATTATAAACCAGGCGAAGATGATGCAATCAAATACTACGCTCAAAAACGTAAGAAGCAATATCACGGCAATGAGAGCGTCCAATCAGCAGATAAAAAACCAGAAAAATATATTAAGGCAGACGGAAAGGTCGGTGTTAGAATGGTGAAGACTGACAAAGAAATTATTAATAAAGAATCAATAGATAATCATCCAAAAGTTAAAGCAGCTCGTAAAGCACACGCTGCTGGAACATGGGACGGTAACGTAAATAAAGAAGGTGAAGCTGTAGTGCATATTAACGGCAAGCCTCATGTTGTCACTAATAAAAGTAAAACTAAGAATTTAAGAAAAGAAGATGTTGATGAAGCTCTGAATCTACAGCAAAGAATGAAACGTTCTCGACTCATGAAAAGAATGAAGTCACGTATTGCTGTTGGTAGAAAACGTGCTATGAAAAAGATGGCTAATAAAAAGACCATTGAAAAAAGAGCATTAAGACAAGCGAGAAATCAAATTGCACAAAAGCTAACACGTGGTATTCCAAAACGTGAATTGACTTTTGCGAGAAAACAAGAAATTGAAAAAAGACTTGCTAAACCAGCTTTACAACAAAGAATTAAAAGAATAGCTAAGAAGCTATTTAAAGATGTACGTAAGAAAGAATTACAAAGAAAGAAAGGTTAATGATAAGTTCATTTAAACATTATTTGATAGAGGAAGAGAAAACCGTATTCTTTACTTTCGGTCGTATGAATCCTCCTACAACTGGTCATGAAAAATTAATGAATGAGTTGTCAAAAAAATCTGGTAAGAATCCTTATAGGGTTTACTTATCACAATCAACAGATAAAAAGAAAAATCCATTGGATTTTAAATATAAAGTTAAAACTGTTCGTAAGTTTTTTCCTAAGCATGCAAGAAGTGTGATGCTAGATAAAAAAGTAAAAACAGTATTTGATGCAGTCACTGAAATGTATAATGATGGATTTAAAAACATAGCAATGGTTGTTGGATCAGACAGAGTAAACGAATTCAATACATTGTTAAACAAATATAATGGAGTTAAAGGCCGACATGGTCTTTATAATTTCAATAAAATCAACGTAATTTCAGCCGGAGACAGAGACCCCGATGCAGACGATGTTAGTGGAATGTCAGCATCTAAGATGAGATCACTCGCAAATGAAGGAGACTTCACACAATTCTCACAGGGGCTGCCACGGAATGTATCAAATTCAGACGCAAAGAAAGTATATAATGAAGTAAGAAAAGGTATGGGACTCAAAGAACAAAAAGAGTATTTTAATAAGTTACATTTCGAGCCTGTCTCTGAGAAAAGAGAGGCATATGTTAAAGGAACTTTGTATAATATTGGTGATCGTGTTGCAATTGTGGGCAGTGACGAACTCGGTAGTGTTACCAGTCTTGGAACTAATTATGTCATTGTAGAATCTGCAGGTAAGATATATAGAAAATGGCTTACAGATATAGAACTTCTTGAAAAAGAAGGAAATCAAAAAGTCAAACAAGATCCAGATATTAAAGATAAAAAAGGCACACAACCAGCACCTTATTATAAAGGATTAGAAAAATCAACTAAGACAAAAAGACTTGCACATTTTAAAAAGTATGCAAAGATGTCTGATGACAACCCTGCAGCTTATAAACCGGCACCTGGTGATGCTACTGCAAAAACAAAACCAAGTAAGCATACTCTCAAATACAAAAAAATGTATGGTGAAGATGCTGTAGAATTAACTAAAAAGAAAATTGAACGAGAAAAAATGGTCGATAAAATGAAACACGCAAGAATGTTAGACCGTGCTAAAGTTAGAAAAATAAAAAACAGGAGTAAAGAAAATGCTTAAATTTTCAACCTACAGTGATCTTCTAGAAAATGAAGGCCTGAAGAAAAAAGCAGAGAAATCTGGTGTATCTTATGGAACATTAAAGAAGGTTTATAATCGTGGCATGGCTGCTTGGAAAACTGGACATAGACCAGGCACAACTCCACAACAATGGGGAATGGCACGAGTCAATTCATATATCACAAAAGGCAAAGGTACTTATCATGGCGCTGATAAAGATTTAAGAGATGATGTTCAGTATGAAGCACACGATCCTAAACATGTTAAACAAGCAATTGGCATCGCATCTGATCCTCGTTATAAAAAAGGTAATATGACCGGTGCTGTTAAAGCTATGAATAAAATTTCTAAAGACATAGATAAACATCCTCAAGTTGCAGCAGTTCTTAAAAGACAAAATGAATCTAAAGTAAATGAAATATCTAAAAATCTTGCAAGAAGTTACATCGGTAAAGCTTCAAGAGATGTTTATGACAAAGGTCAACAACAAGGCACAGCAAATGCAATAAGCCGATTAGGTGGACCAGATCAAGATTATAAGAAAAGTCCAGAACGTAAAGCAGCAAAACGAGTTGCTGGTATCGATAAAGCTACAAATAGGCTTATGAAAAAAGAAGCAATGTCTGATGCTGAAAAGAAAGCTCATGCAGATGCTATAGCAGCATTCAAAGCTAAAGGCGGTAAAGTTAAAAAATTAAAACCAGGATACGCACAAGGTTATCATGGTAAAGCCGATCCTGGTGCAGGCATAAAAGGTATGATTTCGAAAGATGATACCAGTCAATTTGGAACTAAGAAAAAAGTTGGGAGTATGAAATGAGTTTAAGAGATGCAATCACAAAAGTTCTAACTGAAGAAAAAGAAGAAGAACTCGAAGAAGCTACTAACATGTTTACTGATGACAGGGTTGGTTTTCAGATTGATAGATTTGCTGGTAAAGGTGGACAAACTTTCCAGATTAACTATGGAAGAGGCAAAGGTAAATTTATACAAATTCCAAAAGATGACATGAAACGTGTTATTACTCAAATGACAAAAGCAATGAACGCAAAGTAGAGGTAACAATGCCACTAGATCCAAAAGACGGAATCGGTTCTTACATTAAAGACTTTAAAAAGTCTAAGGCTCCTCAGTTTAAAGGTAAGAGCGATAAGAAAAAAAGAGATATGGCAGTTGCTGCTTATCTTGATGCTAAACGCGGACCACAAGAATCCAAGCTTGCAGGTAGCTCATTAAAACTATTTGGTCAAAAGAATAGATCATTTAGTGAGTTATCTATGAGATTAAAAACTAAAGCAAAAGTTCAAAGAGCTTTAGTTGGTCCTAGTAAAAAAGCAAGACCCGATTGGATGAGAGATACTGGCAAAGGTGCAAAGGAACTAGATAAAAAAGCAAAAGGAATAGTTGCTCTTAAGAAAAGTGATCAAACTAAAATATCATTAGCTAAGAAAGCTTTAGGTGTTAAAGAAGATACTAGCTTTAAGGTTTCTATTGATGGATTACCAGATTTATATATGAATGATAAAACACCTGGTGCATTATTACAAAAGCTTCGTAAGATTGTAAAGCAGCCATCTTTAATAAAAGATGTTGGTAGAATAACAAAAAGTAAAGTTAAGAAAGCTTATAGAGATAAAGCTCAAGGTAGAGAAGTTGCAGAAGACAATACAGTATTAGGTGATTATGGTACAACTAAGTCAGTTAAGAAAATGAAAAAGATGACACCATGCGAAAAAGAAGAAGGTTATGTTTCTATGGCTCAACAAAGAGCTGTATGGGCTACTCGTAAAGATGGTGGTAAAGGTCACCCAGATAATAAGAAAAAAAGGAAAAGGTAATGACTCTAGATAGTTTTAAAAAATTTTTCGAAGAAAAAGATCCTAGGCTCAAAAGAGCCGGAGTTGCTGGATTCAATAAAGCAAAAAGAACACCTGGGCATCCTACTAGTAGTCATATTGTTGTTGCTAAACAAGGTGATAAAGTTAAAACAATTAGGTTTGGCCAACAGGGTGCAGAAACTGCAGGAGCTCCTAAAAAAGGAGAGTCTGATAGAATGAAAGCAAAACGAAAATCATTTAAAGCTCGTCACGGCAAGAATATTGCAAAAGGGAAGATGTCAGCTGCATACTGGGCAGATAAGGAGAAATGGTAATGATAAAAAATTGGATAAAGGAAAGAATTAAAGAAAGAACATCTATGGACGGAGCAGTTTGTATTGCTCTTGGTCTTATGATTTTATTTTTAGCACCATTAGCTAAAATTGCTGCAGGATTGGCAATTGCTTATGGTGTGTGGACAA